CACGTCCTATTCCACCAAAACCTCCGTAGCCGCCATAGCCGCTACTGTCGTCACTTTTACCCCCGTAAGAATCTTTATCAGGACCCTTGTTATCCTTACCCGTGTCTTTAGAAGTCGATGGTTGCGCTGCAACGTCTTCTGGTGACATAGCACCATAGTTTTCAGAAACGTCGGTTGTCTGACTTGATGTGGTTGTTGATTTCTTTCCTTCCACAGTTGAAGAAATGTTATCGTTTAAATTGCCTTTTCCTGACCTAGTTACACTTAAATCACTTAAAAAGTCATCAACACTGTAGTCTACGCCATACTTGTCAGCAATATTTTTTGCAGTATTTTTTGCGTTAGTCATACTTCCGAAAAGCGCACCTTGTCCCGTTGCACTCATCCAAGAACCATCAGCTTGATAAAATCCGGAGTTGTCAGCTACAACTCCGCCTGATTTATCAATACTTTCTCCGTAGGTATCATAAGTTCCGTAATCTTCGTTGTAAACGTCCTGCAATGTTCCGGGAATGTACCCTTTGCTAAATGCTTCAAGACTCATGACCTCTTTTTGGCTAAGTCCAGAAAGATTTCCTGTGTAAGCAAAGCTGCCGGGGGCGCGACTAATTTGCATCCCGTTTATTTCCATCATTGCACCGCCACCAAGTGAAGATATTTTAGAAGCGTTGTTTGCGTGAAAACTTTGAGCTAAATCAAAAACTGCACCTGTAAAACCACCGGGACGGTAAGTAACCCCGGATCCAAAAACTTTTTGAACTGCTTCGCCCATCAGCGCAGTACCTACCACACCAAACATAGCTTGCCCTGTAGCTGCTGTAAGTCCTGAACCTACCGCAATTTCAGACTTGGAAGGCGTTTTAAAACCTACTCCTGTTAGTCCTAAGTTTTTTGAAATAAAGTTTTCGGTTAAATCTGGATTAATAGACTTAGCATAGTTTGTTATGTTGATATCTTTGGTAGTATACGATTTGACATCAAACTTTGGAATAGTGCCTTTTCCAATAACATTAGTTGTTGACAAGGTAGGTCCGTCTTGACCCGCTTGTACAGGGCTTAAAGCTACTGTAGGAGAAACAGGAGCTTCTTCTTCTTCCTCATCTGTATCTATAACATCCGCAGATATGCCCGTACCAAGAGTTTGAGAATAATAATCCACATACTGTTGGCGGTATTCATCCGGCGTCAGAACATTATCAGGTGAAGAGAGTGTACCAACTCCCATACTTGTATTTGGATTAAGAAAACTCTCAGCCATTCTTAATTACACCTTCGTAGTTATCCTTCAATTTCAGGAGCGTTTCCAGTAAAGCCAGCTTCCCCTGCACTTGGCGCAGTTCCGACTCCGATTGTGCCATTACCACGCCCCGAATCATCAGTTCCCTGTACTCCTTCAGGTACTCCTCCAGAAGGGGCCATTCCTTGCTGTTCAGGAGAGGGGCCAGCATTTTGGCTTGCGGCTTGTTGAGCATTTTGCATCATCCCTTGTAACATCTGTGAGTAAATTTTTGCTTCGTTAGCGTCGTTAACTAAACTATCCGGATCAATGTCTTGTGCAATGGCAAGCTCCCTCATTAAGTTTGGTATCTTAATAAATGGAGCCAACATGGGGTTAGCTACAGTTTGTAAGAGTGAAGTCAGTCGTTGTGTTCGAACTTCTTTTTGCATCACGGCTGCAACACCGCGAGGTTTAATCTCAAGATCTCCCTCAATGTCAGTTACATTTTCGTTAAACTGCATATTCCACTGGAAATAAGATTCACCCAATGGTTTAAGAAGATAGTCGTCTATATTTTTTATGATGGTTTTCATCGAGAGGCTGGCAGAACCCATTAACATAGATAGTCCTGCAGCAGTTCTACCCGTGCCTGTTACCCCCGTCTGTCCGTGCATGATGGATGGAATTCCTGTTTCTTCGTCGGCTAACTGGCGGCTAATCTGATACATCTGAATGTTTTCAGGAGCCGTGTTAGGAAACTTGAGGCCATTAATTGCTGTACCTGTAACTCCTGACTGGCGTCTGAAGATCTTACCCGGAAAGATATCCATGTTTTGACCCGGTACAAGACTTGCTTCATCGACGTCAAATACAAGATTACCTGCAAGGGCAAGGTTATCGATTGCCATACGAACGTGTCCGTTCATCAGCATTTGGGCATCTTCCATGTTTTCAGCTACACCAACGCCCCAAATTTGATAAGGATTTAACTCAAAAGGAAAAGCTTGGTAAGGAATACGAGCAGGAGTAAACGGATTAAGGACGCACCGAATAACCATGTTGCCACAAATCCACACGTTTACTTGAATTTGGTCAAACTCTGAAAAGTCAGCCCCGATGTCTAGTCCTACTTCGTTTGCAAATTTAGCGTCAAGAACACCCCAATATTCAAGAACCTCGTATCTGTTTTCTGAAACGTAAGGTTCAGTTTCATCTTCACGGATAGTGTCTTCGTAGTATTTGTCTTCGTAATTAGGGCCTTTAGCTAAACACTCTTGAATTGCATCTGCATTAAAATGGGGACGCATAATCAAAGAACGAAGTTGATTACGATTTAAACGATGTCGTTCAATGACGTATTCGCAGTCTTCAATACAAGTAGCAGATGGATCAGGATGAAAGTCCCAAATAGAAACAGGTTCAATACGAGGAACTATTTTTTCTATTGGACTGTAAGTTCTGTTTCCTTGCTCATCTGTTGTCCACTTATGTACTCGTTTGTAAAAGTTAAACGGACCTTTTACAATGCCTGTACCAAGTAAAGCGGATTCAAAGATAGCTTTTCTAAACACGTTAACTGCGTTGGTGTCCAAGAGTTGATCGTGGATGGTTTTTTCCATCTTACGAGCCATCTCAGCAGCAGGTTCAAATTGGGGTTCACCAATTTTTGCTTTCCCCGCAACAACCATATCTTGAAATTCAGTACCATAAGTTCCTAGCTTGTGAGGCTGTGAAGCAGCTAAAGCCCCCGGAAACAACTCTCTGCCGTCTCCCGGAAACCCGTACGGATCAGATTGTTGGGGTTGTTCATCAAGCGGGGTACGCATGTGAGCAAACTCTTCTATTCCTTCCGGAACAGGTGTAGCTTCTACAACAAGAGGAAACTTTTTGTTGGAAAACAAGATATCTACGATTTGACCGTAGGCAGCCAACACTTTTGTTTTGGTGATTTTAATAAATACCTTTGACCTTTCAGAGTCACGATATCTAGTCGTAGAGTCGTATATTCCTCTAAAGTTTTTATACGCCTGAAGCCATCTTTGCTCGTAGCTGTAACGTCCGTTTTCTGCATCTTCAAATTTTGCACGAACATACCCAGCTAGTCCCGGCATTTGATCTTCAGGATTAACTACAGGAATAGAAGTATCGTCTTCCGGCTCTAAAAAGTTGTCAGCCATGAATTAAAAACCTTAATAGTCGCGTTCTTCAGCCATCTTCATAACAGAGGAATCAACAGCAGTTTTGCTCATTTTCTTTGGCATATCTTCTGTCAAAACCCCGGTCTTAGCACGAGTATCGAACTCAAGACCTTCACGGTACAGTTTGCTTTCACCCACGTTTGCATCGACAGATGTTTTGTCAGCATTCATGATGTAAGCTGCACCGTAATTGTAGTTGTTATTTGGCATTTTTAGCCTCCTAATTTTTAGTTACAAATCCACCGGAATTAAATATATTTAACCCGCTTCCGGTGAGTCCACGAGTTAAACCTGATAGAAAACTTTCTCCTGCTTGTTCTTCTGCAGCTTCTATGCTTCTTTGAATAGGAGGACCTGCTGACTTTATAACAACTTCACCTACATCCATCGCAGTTTTTGTTATGTCAAGTGGAGCAAGAATCGTTTCCTGAAGTGCAATTTTTCCTGCAGCCTCGATGTCAGAAAAGCCCTGCTCTTTTGCTTCAGCGTAGTCGGCTCCTACAAATCCTAAACCAAGAAAAGGGACAGCTTTTGCAGTGTCAACACCAATTCGTTTTAGAAAAGCTGCTGTTTCAGGGCTTATTCTTGATTTTAAAGAGGCGGCAGGTTTATTTTTAGCTGCTGCTTCTGCCTTCAGAGTAGCTAAGTCTTGTTCTTTCTTTAAATTTTGCTCTTCAAGGTCCAAAGCTTTTTGTATTTGCTCTTGGGTTCGAGCTTGACTTGTTGCGATAGTTTCCTGTTTGTATTGCTCTGTAAGTTCTGGATCTGCTGCGGGAACATAATTATATGTACCAGATTCGGAGGAAAGAGACTCAACAAATTCTGGATTTAAGGCAGAAAGATAGTCTTCATCTACTAGCAAATCTTTGCTAATAACAGTTGATAAAGCTTTATCTGGAAAATCAACGCCAATGTCAGAAGCAAACTGACTTACAGTAGCTGTTCCAGAATATCCTGCAATACTTGCAACTAGCTCGTTTGCTGCGTTATTAATTCTTCTTTTTCTTGCTGAACTGGCAACGTAACCTCCTGCCTCAGTTGAAGACGCTCTTCCATTGAGATAATTTATATCATTTTCACTCAAGCCTGAATCAGACAAAATAGTTTCGTTAAGATTTCTTAACTTATATACTGTAAAATTTTCTGAAGATAAAGTTCCACCGGGTTTACTAAAAGTAACAGGATCCAGTCGGTCTTTTAAAATGTTATTTAATTTTGTTTGATTAGATTTTGCATTAGGAAATATTAAACCAGAAGTCCTATCTCCTATTTGTTCATCTACAATTCCTTTAACAGCAGGGTTGACAACAAGAAATTTATCTTTTTCTGTTTTAGGATCATAGAATGTTAATATCCCATTTTCTCTATCATAATTTTCAATTTTAAAATTACTTAGATTGTCTGGTCTAAAACCACCAAAAATATGCGCTCCCATTTGAAGTCTGACTTCTTTGTCAATAGTTTCATCTGCTAATATCTGTTTTAACTTGACGTATATATCGTCTTGAAATCCTGTTGGAGTTTTTCTTGCCCGTTTAAAAGACCATCCTGCTTCTTTAGTAAAGACGTCAGGAGTCAAATAAGATGAGGTTTCATTTTTAACGTAACCATCACCAAATCCAGCACCTGCAAACATAGTGTTTAAGCGAGTGATTAAAAGAGCAGATCTGGATCTTTTAACTCCACTTGCTGTAACATCCGCATCTTTGTAAGGACTGTCAGAGATTATGTCTCCCATCACTTGTCCCACATCCATGTCCTTAACAACCATGTCAAGAACAGGGGTGTTTGTTTTTGGGTCAACTATACCTTCTAGCTGTTTTAAATGCCTTTTGACTTCCCCCGGTACTCCGGGTTTCTTCGGGTCTTTAGACGGTTTACTTGCAGCTTCATACTCAAAAAGCTGACGTAAAGTCAGATTTTTCTTTTGCTCACTTGTTAATCTAGGAATGTCAGCCATTAGTATCCAAAGACTTCATCTTGTACTTGATACACGTGGTTTTTGATTGCACCAAGTTGTTTGTGAATAGAAGCGTACCCACTGGTACGAGTCATAACCATGTAGCGAAGCGCATCGTAAGCGTGATCTTCAGCTTTCGTATCGACGTCTTCGCTATTTGTTTTAGAAAGAGGTATTCCTGCCATCTGTTTTATTATGTTCTGACAGGATGAAAAAATTCTTAGTCGGGGTTCTTTTGTGTAGGGATCGTCGCCTAAACGACGGTGCAATTCCATTTTTCCTTGCAATCTATTACGATCTGAAGGTGTCCACCTTACCCCTGATCTCATCATCGTTTCTGCAATGGATGGCCCCATACCTGTTTTATTCCAGCAAGAGGCGTCAAGAACAGTGTAGTGAGGTAAAGGGTCTAGTTCTTCTACTTCTAGTATTTTACTGGCAAGTTCTTCTGCTGTCAAGTGCTTTACATAAAGTTCTCGATAAACCCAGATATTATTATCCCAATCAATAGCACCCCACAAAACACATGAAGGACTCGCATACCCGTAGTCGGCTGCTCGTATGCGAGGCCAATTTGTAGGTAGCTCGAAAGATTCAACAACGTGTTTACTCCGTGAAAATTCTGGGAAGGCTGCTCCCTCTGCCACATCCCAATCCCCTTCAAGAAGCCTCTTTCGTTCAACTTCTGGGAGCGACCTCAACATGGCCTCGTATTGACCATCTGCCATGAGGAAGGGATTGTCAGTCAACCGTGCAGGGACAAACTTACGAAAGAACAACGGTTGACCTGCTTTTTCGTGACCATCAGGCCACACAAAAGGCTTTCTGGTATCAATATCAAACGCAGGAAACTTTTTGTTTGGTTCGATACCATCAATGTAGGTTTTCTTGACCCACCACCCTCCGACACCGCCGGGGTTGGCTGTGCAACGCATGTACAGGTGTTTTTGTAACTCTGGGTCTGTTGAACGAAGTCTTGATCGCAAGTAATTCCACACATAAGGTGTAGGGTACTGGGTTATTTCGTCGATACCAATCCAGTTGAAGGCTTGACCTTGAAAACGGGTAACGTCTTTGTCTTTGTCAAGATAGGTAAACCAGATTGTTGCTCCTGATGGAAAGTGCCACGTGGATTTTGATTCACGAAACTTTGCACCGGGAAAAGCTTTGGTGTAAAGTTGGCGGGATTTGTCAATTAGTTCGGTAAGCTCATCCAAAGTACGCCTAAGAAGAAGCCCACGATGATTGGGATTGTGACAATAACGTAAGGGGTCAGCCAATAAAGCAAACGACTTACCACCCCCTGCGGCTCCGCCATAAAGAACGTCTCGTTCGCTTGCACTGAGGAAGTCTTCTTGGGGGCCGGGGTTAGGTTGGAATACGACATCGCTTTCACCAACGAGATCTTGGACAGCAGGTGGTAATATGCTGAGATCTTGTTGGTCAATGACACGGGTTTTTGTTCCTTTGAGTGCATCTTCTACTCGTTTGGCTGATTGTTCAATTTTTCTAGCGTAGTATCTTTTATCTTCTGCTAGTTTTGTTGTTTTTTCCGCTCGTTTCTTTGCAAGACGTACCCTTTTTTGTGTTTCACGTCTTGCTCGTTCGGTACTTGACACGTTGTACGAAGCTTTGGGGGCGTTGGGATCTTTTTTAGGTCTGCCCCGCCTCTTTGGCTGGTCTTGTTCAGGCATCGATGATTACTCCGTCGTCCTCATTCTTTGGTGGTAACAGAACAACACCGTGTACGGCTTGAACGTTGTGATTAATTGTCTCTTGCTTTGCAAGACCAACCCTGTTCAGAAGCGATTCTGCAGCCCGTAGGCGCAAATCATCGTGTCTTTCGATGTTTTCTCCGTCTATTGTGTTAATAACTCTGTTTGCAGCTTTGATAGCGTTAACAGATAACAGAGATTTTGTTCGCTCAAGTATCTCATCAGCTAGGCTACTTTTAAGCCAAGCGGCAGATCCTTGCGAATATCCTGCTTCTACTGCAGCGGATGTGACTCTTCCTCCGTTTTCAAACAAAATATCAAGGAATTTTTCTTGTTGGGGCGTTAATTCACGCTTTTTGTTAGTTTGTGGCAGGAGATTCATCGTCATATACTTTCGGTTTGTTCACATTTAAACATGGCTACATGCCAGCCGGGTGCTAACAAGGTTATTTCTTTATTAATTTCAAAAGCACGGGCCTTACATTGCACCAGTGTTGGGTAAACATTGACGTTATCAACCCCCACAATACAATTATCTGGTGCGTAAAGAGAACAAACCAACACAAATACTTTGTACATTGTTGGTTCCAAAAAAAGTAATAGTAAAGT